GGTCTGCGATGTCCCCGGCGAGATTCACGATGCGGGTGTCGATAACCTTCCCGTCCAGGACGAGATGCACCGTGACCTGCTGAGGCCCGGAGGACGCGGCCGGCGGGAGTTGCCCGGTCCGGTTCATGTAGTCCAGGGTGTCGTGACCGATGGACCGCGCCGATCCCCGCTTCATGACGAACTCGTCCGGGGTGAGCATCGCCGGGACCGTGTCCGTGCCCATTGGCTTGAAGTCGGGGACGCCGCCGGAGGCGAGGTACGCGACCCGGCCGCCCGTTGCGTAGGCGGTGGGCTTGTCGGAGCCCTTCGCGTCCCCGAGTCCGGTGTTGACCGATTCGGAGCGCTGCACGTTGACGAAAATGGTTTTGCTCTGCAACGAATCGAGCAGGAACTTCGTGTACGCGATCTTGGCGTTTGCCGCGGCGTTGTCCACGTCAAGTTTCGTCGGCGGGACGGATGCCGGGACGGCCATGAGCTTGTCGATGTACGCCGTGACGGCGTCCTTGTCGACCCCGTGGGCGACCGCGTTGTCGATGATCTGCTGGCGCATGGTGACCATCTGCTCGCGGGCCTTGCCCGTCGAGTTCGCCAGACCGCCATTGGCCTCCACGACCTGCATGAGGTTGGAGACCTGCCCGTTGAGCTGGCCCCGCAAGGCGACAGATGCCGCGGACATGTCCCCGATGTTGGCCGTGGTGAATGTAATCTGCTTGCCGACTTTGTCGACATGGGTGCCCATGTTTGCCAGTGACGAATCGAACGCGTTCTGCGCCTGCGCGGCGGAGATTGCCTTGCCGTTCAGGCCATCGAGCGTCATCTTCAGCAAGCCAGCCGCGTCGTTCTGCAACTGCATCTTGAGCGTCGTGTCAGCGGTGGACTGGCCCGTCTTTTCCTCGGCTGCCTGTGCGGACTGGAGCCCTGCGACGGTGGTCCCGTAGGACGCCGCGAGCTGCGCCGTGGCCGTGTTTTGCCCTCGCGACGCTGCCGCGAGTTCATCCTGTTTGACCTTCGCGTCACCGAGAGCCTGCGACTGCAAACCCAGCGCCGGGTACAGGACCTGCATGGCGTTGAACTGATCCTGCAGCACCCCCGGGATCTTCCGGCCGGACGCCACAGCGTCACCCCAGGCGCCAGACACGGCGGTCATGATGCCTTGGACCTTAGCCATGGCGGCGCTGTTGCCTGTCGCGGCGTCGGTGACGGTGCCCATTTCGATGCCGAGCGTCTTGGCTGCGGCAAGTGCGCCGGAGTCCTGCAAGGCCTTGGCCGCCACGCGGCGGACGTTCTCGCCGATAGCGTCGTTGTCCTGCTGCAACGCCGTCGCATAGTTCTGGGCTGCTTCGGTCGCGCTCCTGGTCGCGTCAGCCTGGGCGTTCGTTGACATCGCCGAGGTGACGGACATGACGGCAACGCCGGCGAGGGCCGCGGTCAGGATGCCAACGACGGGGACTGCGAGGTTCGCCATGACCCCGGCGAAGCCCATCGCCTCACCGACGGAGACGATGAGGGCCGACACGCCGGGGGCGAACGCCAGCCGCAAGGCGGGCCCGATCAGGGTTCCGGCAGTGACGATCCCGGCGAGGACCGGCAACGGGAAACCATTCAGTACATCCGTGATGCCATTAAGAACACCAATGACGACCGGCCCGAGCGGGGCAAAAGCTGACAGGATCCGCCCCGCCGTGATGACCAGATTCTCAATCAGGTGCATCACGGAGGGCAGGTTGTCGATGGAGTAGTTGATGAACTCGGTGAACCCGTTCGTTCCGTTGAAGCTGAACAGCCAAGTCACAAACTTGGACAGTTCGGCCTCACCGGCCTGCAGGAGCGGGTTCATGGTCTGGAGCCCGTTCAGGACCCCGCGCAGGGCGGTGTTCCCCATGGTGCCGAGGGCTGCGGACGCGGTCCCGACCATGGTGGTTAGGAACGGCATGGCCTGGTTGATGTCGCCAACAGATTTGTTGAATGAGAACAGCATCGCGTTCGCGGAGGTCCCCGCGAGGGAGTCAAGATCACCCTTCAGGGTGGACAGCCCGGCGGCGTAGACATTGCCTGCCGCGCTACCTGACGCCATCTCGTCCTTGATGCCCTTGATGGCCAGGACGCCGGCAACGCCTGCTACGCCGAACGCGGCGCCAAGCCCGACAGCGGCGCCAGTAATCGCCGCCGCCGGCCCAAGGAGCGCCGGGGCGAGTGCGACCAGGATCTGCCACCCGGCGATGCGCTGCTTGTTCGCCTGCGTGGAACGGTTTGTGGAAGCGGTTTCTTCCTCGTTCGCGAGGGCCTGTTCCTGGGTTTTGCGGATCGCTTCGGCCTTGACCGCGTTCAGCGCCTCCGTGGCGACGATGAGCCGCTTCTCGGACGCTTCCGCGTTCCGGTCAGCGCGGGCCGATGCCTCCGTGGCGGCCGCGAGCTGAAGATCGGTGCGGCCCCCCTTTTCCTTCATCGCGTTCAAGCGTTCGTAGGCTATGTAGGCGGTAGACGCCGAGTTCGCCGCCTGCCGCTGCGCCACTTCCAAGCGGCGCTCCGCGACGGCAACTTCGTCCAGCTTCGCAATGGCGGACCCGACGTTCGCGTCGACCTTGACCGTTGGTTCGAGCGCTCCGACCTCTTTGGCCTGGACCTTCGCTTCGTCCATGCCCCGCTTGAAGTCGGAGTCGTCAACGGTGAGTTTCGCGTCGATGCTGCCGGTGGTGGTGGGCCCGCTCATGGGTTACTCTCCCTGCTGTGTCGGTTCGTCGTCGGGTCGGAGGGCGCGCCACAGCCTGGAATCCGAGTGCAGGAGACCATTAACAAAGTCGCGGAACTCGGCCCATGAGATGCTTTCGCGGTGGAGGCGGATTCCGTACTCGGAGGCGAAGTCCGCGACGATCAGGGTGTGGTGGGTGAGGATTTCTTCCCACGCGACCGGGGTGCCGGTGTCTTCGGGGCGTTCGTACCAGTCCCAGAGGCCGGTGGCGGCGTCGTAGTCGCCGCGTCCGTGGGGGTCATCTGGGCCTGAAGGACTGTTGCCAGTTCCTCCAGCACTTCTTTTGGGACGCCGTGCTCCCAGACCTGCTCTGCCTTTTCGCGGCCCGCTTGGAAGTCGGCGATGCCCGCCCAGAGGGCACGGTCGACCACGGATGGGGGGACGCCGTCGGCGAGCATCGCGTCTTTCGCGTCGCCGAGGATGATTTCGGTGAGTTCGTTGAGGGAGAGGTCTTCGCCTTTGGATGCGGCGGCGTGAATCCTCAGCCCGTCCTGGAGGGAGATAGTGGGCAGGGTGTATTCCTTGCCGCGGACCGGGATGATCAGGGGGCCGATGATGTCTTCGTAAGGGCGCAAAGCCATGGTGAGAGTCCTTTGTGAGAGTGAGGTGTGAGAGTTGGGGTGGTGCGGGGGCGGGCCACTCTCACGCAACCCGCCCCCGGGTCTTGGGGGCTAACTAACTACGCACCCCGGACATAGGAGAACGCGGTCGAGACGCCGGCGGCGTTCGTGACCGTGATGTTCGCCGCGCCGGCCGAACCGGCGGGGACGACAGCCTCGATGAGGGAGTCGGAGATGACGTCCCAGGTCGTGGCGTTCGTCGCACCGAACTTGACGCCGGTCGTGGAGACGGTGCCGGTGAAGTTCGCGCCCGTGATCCGGACCAACTGCCCCACGGAAGCACCCGACGGGGTCGCGGAGGCGATCACCGGGACAGCGGCGGCAGCGTACGGGTTCGAGATGTCGGACAGGACACCGTCGCCCTTGAACGAGGCGGTGACTTCCTCAACATCCGCGACACCGGTCTTGGACTGGTTCCAGTCCACCAGGGCCCGGCCGGACTTCGCACCGGCGGCACCGTTACGGTCATACCAGCGGATGTACACCCGAGCCTGGTCGCCGAACTGGAACTGCGCGGCCCGGACAAGCTCCTGACCCGGGTCGAACACGCCGGCCGTGGTGGGGCGGTTCGCCTTGATGGTGACTTCCCACGCGGTCAGGGTCTTCTCGAACGAGTCGTACCCGGCGTTGTCGTACGTCGCGGTGGACTGGGTTGTGCTGTTCTCTTTGGGGGAGAAGTCCTGCATGCCCTTGAAGGGCAGCCAGGTGGTGCCGTCGGTGCTGACATCGACTTTAAAGCGGCGGGCCAGAGAAACTGACATTGGGGTGCCTCCTACGGGGCTGATTTTGGGTACAAAAAAAGCCCCACGGGTTCGTGAGGCTAGAAGGGGTGGAACGAGTGAGGCCCCCGGGTTAGCGGGGGCCTCTATTCAGTTATAGGTCTGGGTTATGCGTCGACGTCGGCTTCGGACTTGTGAACCAGGTAGTCGATGCCCTTGGCGAGCTGGTGGACGGCCAGGATGGAGACTGCCGCACCCGCCAGGACGATGCACGCACCGATGAACAGCCAGATCCCAACACCACCTAGAGCGATGGTAAGGGACCCCACGACTGAGGCGGCGAGGCCGGCGGCGAGATTGTTGGCGGAAGCTGCGGGTTTGTCCATTCCCGCATCATACAGCCGGAGGCCGGTGATTAACAGCTCACCATTCCCCGCCGTCGGGGCGGTTGGCGGTCGGGGGTGCGTCGACGTCCACGAAGTAGATGTCGACCCGCTTGGACCGGCGGGAGGTGTCCTGCTCCAGCGGGGCGGTGTGGTCCCGCAGGAGCTGGATGACGTTCGCCGTCCCGAAGGGCTGGTTCCGCATCCCGTGCAGGAGCTCGAAGATCGCGACGGCGGGTTCGGTCGCGCCGAACGGGTCACCCTGGGCGCCTCGGCAGTGGACTTCGAGGATGCCCCGGCCCATCGGGATCATGGTCGCATCCGTGACGGGCGTGTAGTTCAGGACGACGCAGGTGTCGGGGGATGTCGGGTAGTCGCCGAACACGATAGCGTTCTCCGCAGCATCGTACGCGCCGACCGGCCGGTACACGGCGATTGACGAGTCCGAGATCATCTGGGCGATCCCGGTGAGCAGGTCTTTTTCGTAGCTCATACGCTCCCCATCCTACTCAATGACCTTGCGTAATTCTTGGGCCAGTATTTCGATGACCTTGGGGGTTTCCTGCACCACGGAGGTGGTGAGGTAGAGCCGCTCGCCGACCTCATGCCGCAGGATTTCATAGTGCTGATACCTCGCGTACGGCCCGGGGTAGACGATGTCCGCCCCGGCCGGGGTGCTCTCCACGTAGGACTCGCCCCGGAGGTTGCCGGTTTCGCCCAGTGGGGTCCGGTTGATCGCGACGCCGTGGACGTGCGTCATGGCCTTGAAGCTGGCGGCGGGGATGGCGGCGAGGACGGCGTCGGTGACCTCGTCAAGGTGGATGCTGAACGTCTCACCCATCGGCGGCGGCCGCCTTGCGCCACGCCAGCCAGTTCTTGCCGTAGATGATGCCATAGGCGACGGCGGAGAGGATGAATCCGTACTGTCCGGTGACTAGGGCGAACACCACCCATAGGCCCTGTGCGGCGAGGCCGATGAACCAGCCCCACGCGTTTTTCTTCCCGGCGACGTAGATGCCAAGGATGCCGACGGCGGCGAGTGCGAAGGACCAGATGACCATGGGTTTCCTACTTCAGGTAGATTTCGGCGTGGTCGGGGAGGTTCAGGCCGGGGGCGTCGTTGATGTTCTGCGAGATGACCCGGGACACCCTGCCGCCGGTGGTGACTTTCGTGTCGGGGGTAAAGCGTGCCCCGTCCGCCACGGCGCAGTAGAGGGTGGAGTTCGCGGTGACCTCCTGCCCGGTGGCATCGCGCACGAGCTGGACCTTCCCTTCGAGGAAGCCGGCCACGGTGACGGGGGCGGCGTACACGTCCCCCGCCGCGCCGGTCCCGGTCCGGGTCTCCACGGTGACGGTGTGCACGAAGAACCGCCCGATGCCCCTCACCCGTACACCCACACGTTCGTGGCGAGCAGGTTGTTCTGGGAGAGGCGCATCTTCGCCTCCGGGACGAGGTCGGTCAGGGACGCCGCCTTCGCCGCGGACGCCTGGGAGGCGTCGGCGTAGGTGATGCGGGCCGAGCCGATGCCGGTCTGGGATTCGACGCCTTCGACCGAAACGCCGCCGGTGAGCGGGTCGATACCGAGGGCGGCCCACGCGGCGGCCTGGATGCACGTCACATCATTGAGCACCTTCCCCACGACGGGGTCGGTCGCGAGCCCGGTGAGCGGGTCCACGGCGTAGTAGGCGCCCTTCGTCGCGGCGAGCACCAGGGTGGTGGCGGAGCGCAGCAGGGGCACCGCGTTGGACGGGGCGGCCGTGCCGGTCCAGGCGGCGAGGTCCGCCGGGGCGGCGAGGGCGTCGGGGACGACGAAGTTGCCGAACAAGCCAGCCATGCGGTGCTCCTAAAGTGTGGGGGTGCCGGCGGCGCAGGTGCTACTCGGCCGGGGCTTCCGGCGTTACCTCCGGAGGATCCACGGGGGGATCGGCCGGGGTTTCGGGTGTCTCCGGTGTTTCCTGACCGGCGCCGAAGCGTTCGATCAGGTCAGCCTTCGTCAGCGCCTCGGCATCGTCCGGGGACAGGCCCTGGACCACAGCCCAGCCGACCCATTCGGCCTTGACCGCGTTCAGCGCGGGACGGGACTCCGGCAGGGACGGGACGCCCTCGGGCCGGTCACCCTCCACATACGGGGTGCCGTCGGCCTGGACGCGGCGCAGGTGGCCCTTGGCGAGCTTCTCCGCGATCGTCTCGTGCAGGGGCAGGG